TTTTGTCTGCACATCCAGACCGTAAACCAAATATCATCTTTGACGTTACTCTAAAAGATTTACGAAAGTTACAGAACATTTCTCGTGACGTATTGGGACTAGGTTATGCAAGAAAGAACGTTCACATCGTATGGGTTGTGAATGATGTTGAAGTTGCAATTGACCAAAATGCAAAACGTTCACGAAAGGTTCCTGTAGAGATTCTTGTCAATACACATCGTGGTGCTGCAAACACTATGGGTGATATTCTTAACATGGGTAAAGGACTAACTAAGTATATGGATGGAGACATTGTGTTTGCATTCAACAAGGTTGGTGTAGACTCAGAAGTTGCAAAAAGTGGTAAGGGTGGAATGATTGTTGTAGATGCAAACTATTTCTATGTCAAACGTTCTGGCAAACCAGTAACTCCAGTTAAGAAACTTGAGAAGGATATTCGGGCAAAGATTCAATCTTATGTTCCGAAAAATGTCGATTGGTCATAAAAACCTCTTGACATAGTTGGTGAAATTTGTTATGGTATTAACTCAACGTGAAAGGACACATTATGAAATATCTTACTAAACTCGCAGTTATAGGTGTTGTCGCTGGTGTTTCAATCGGAATGACTGAAAAGGCATTTGCCGCTGAACCAGTTATTCAAGACTTCTATAAAACTGTTACAAAAAACATCCCCTCAGTAGAAAAAATCTGTGAAACTAAACAGGTTCCTATCTATGGTCAGAGTGAATTTGACCAAGATGGTGCTATTTTGGGTGGTATTGTAGGTGGTATCATTGGTAACCAAATCGGTAAAGGCACTGGTAAAGAAGCTGCAACTGGTGTTGGTGCAATGATTGGTGCTATTCAAGGTGGTAAGGGTAGTCAAAAGATTATCGGTTATCAAACTGTAGACCAGTGTTACAATAAAACAACATACAATACTGAAACAAACGAAGTCTACGACTATTCCACTGTTACTTTCTATGATGGTGGTAAGAGATATTCAGTTAAGTTTAGAAAATAATCAGTTTGGATTATTCTGCCCTTAGCTCAGCTGGATTAGAGCAACAGCCTTCTAAGCTGTGGGTCGTAGGTTCGAGTCCTACAGGGCAGGCCAATCCCAAAGAAAAGAGGAGTAAATGAGACAAAATAGATATAATAAGTATAATAAACCTTTCAATAAACCTTTTAAAAGGGAAGAACGTCCCCAAGGTATGATAGTTCAAGTCAGAGATGGGAATGTTGAAAAGGCAATTAGAGTTTTAAAAAAGAAGATGTTAAAAGATGGTATCTTCCAAGAACTCAGAGATAGACAATACTACGAATCAAAAGGAACGAAACGTAGGAAAGCAAAGGCTGCTGCAACCAGACGTTACAAACGTAAAATGGAGAAGCAGAAACAAGAACTTGGTTACTAATTTTATGGTGATATTATGGGAAAAGCAAGAGTTGAGAATGACTCAAAAATCAAAATACGCAAACGTAGGAAACCCATGTCAGCAGAACAAAAATCTGCTGCAGCAGAACGACTTGCTCTTGCTAGGGAAAAACGTTTAAAAGAAAATCCCCCCGAATATAAATCAATTCACCCCTCTGTATTAGAGAAAGGTGATGACCACGCATGGTCACATAAAAAGATTAAAGAGTGGATAAAGACCCAAAAGGGTTTATTGTCTGCCGAGAAAGCAAATAAACGTGCGAATGTAAAGGGTGCAATTGCAAAGGTAGCAACGATTGAAGGATACATTCGTAACTTAGAAACATACTTGCGAACTGGAACTTACACGGATATGTTCTGGGGTGAGTATCAACAGAATAAGGTTCGTAACGTTTGTTTGGTTATGGCATACCATCCAGATGGAACACCAAAAAGAAATGTCGGCACTTGGTATCCAGATATTGGATGCGAGTGGACAAGAGAAATGGAAGAGGAAAAATAATTCGCCGGCGTGGCTCAACGGTAGAGCAACTGATTTGTAATCAGTAGGTTGGAGGTTCGATTCCTTTCGCCGGCACCAGTTTTGCGGGTATCGTATAATGGTCATTACCTTAGCCTTCCAAGCTAATGATGTCGGTTCGATTCCGACTACCCGCTCCAATTTTTTATGATGGAATATACAGATATACAAAATCTAATTAAAGGCAAAACGATTGCAATCGTTGGTAACGCAGAATCTATTCTCTCTAAAGAAGAGGGAACTATGATTGATGGATTCCAAGTTGTTATTAGAATGAATTATGGATTTGTATATGCACCACACCTAAACAGATATATTGCTCCTAAACAACTAGGAAAAAGAACTACACTAGTCTGTGCTGGAAATGGACAAAACATCTTGGGGCGTGAAAATAAATTTCCAGGCATGAAAGGAATTGTTCACATGTCTGGTGGAAACAGGGGTGGTAGTTGGAAACAAGACTCTGATAAATTTTATATCTATCCATTAGACTTATGGGAAGAACTTAAAAATCTATTGACAAAACGTCCATCTACTGGTATGATGGTTATTGATATGGTGAAAAACTGTAATCCAGATTATGTATCTTTGTTTGGTTTTGATTTCAAAAAAACAAAGACATATTATAATGATGGGAAAGGTGGTAGAGAACTAGAAAATGTTCAAAATCCCATCGGCCCACACAACTGGAAACGTGAGCAGGAATACACTATAAGTATATGTAGAAATAATGGTTGGGATATAATATGATATTAGTTGATATGAACCAAGTCACCATCAGTAATCTGATGATGCAAATTGGTTCTCGTAAAAATGATGTTGATGAAGACCTAGTTAGACATATGGTTTTGAATTCACTACGTTCTTATCGTAGTCGTTTTCATGAAGAATATGGAGAACTGATTCTTTGTTATGACAGCAAAAAATATTGGAGAAGAGATTTCTTCCCAAACTATAAGTGCAATCGTAAAAAGGACAGAGAAAATTCTGGACTTGATTGGAATCTTATCTTTGACACACTAAACAATATTCGGGATGAGGTTCGTGAACACTTTCCCTATAAAGTATTAGAAGTTGAAGGTGCAGAAGCAGATGACTGCATTGCTGCAATCGTAAATCACATTGCAAAAACTCCAACTGAGTTTGAACCTGTGTTAGTTCTGTCTGGTGACAAGGATTTTATTCAGTTGCAAAAACACAACTTTGTAAAACAATACGCACCAGTTCAAAAAAAATTCATCAATGGCATTGACCCAAACATATATATTAAGGAACATGTCCTTAAAGGAGACCGTAGTGATGGAGTTCCAAACTTCCTATCGCCCGATAATACCTTTATTGATGAGTTGCGTCAGAAACCACTGGCAAAAAAGAAGTTAGATGCATGGGTGGACTTAGACCCTGCTGATTTCTGTTCTGAAGAAATGATGCGTAATTATCAACGTAACAAGACACTGATTGATTTGGATTACATTCCACAAGAACTACAAGACAGAGTTATTGAGGAATATCGTAAACCAGCAAAAGGTAATCGGGCAGGACTACTAAATTACTTTATAACAAAGAGATTGAGAAATCTCATGAACGATATCGGAGACTTTTAATATGACTAGAGCAAAAGGAGATACCTATACTCCATTACTGAGTGAGGTGTTAAAGAAGGTTCATAATGCAAAGACTAAGGATAAGAAAGTTGAAATCCTAAAGACTTATGATAGTGAACCACTACGAATGGTGATTAAGTCATCTTTTGACCCAAACATCAAATGGCAAATCCCAGAAGGGGACGTGCCGTTCAAGAGGAACGAAGCAGAAGAAGGAACTGAACATACACTTCTACAAAAAGAAGCACGAAAATTGTATAATTTTCTAGAGGGTGGTAATGCTGAACTCCCTCGTTTTAGAAAAGAACAAATGTTTATTCAAATGTTGGAAGGACTGCATTCATCTGAAGCAGAACTACTAATTGCTGCAAAAGATAAAAAATTACATCAAGTGTTTAAAGGACTATCAGATAATGTAGTCAAAGAAGCATTTGGATGGACTGACCATTACACAAGGAGTTAATAAAAATGGGTTTTGAATTTGATTTCACTAAAGAACATCTACAGGAAATTATTTCTGCTGATGCAGATGATTGGTATGATGCACTATGTGAGATGCTACCGAAATATGGTATTACAACAGAACGTAGAGTTGCACACTTCCTAAGTCAATGTGCTCACGAATCTGGTGGTTTCAAAAGACTAGAAGAAAATCTAAACTATTCTGCAAAAGCACTACGTTCAGTGTTTGGACGTTACTTTGGTGAACCACCAAAAGCAGATGCAGATGAATACGCTCGTAATCCAGAAATGATTGCTAATCGTGTATACAACGATGAGTATCGTAAATATAAAATGGGTAATGTAAATGAGGGTGACGGTTGGCGTTTTCGTGGCAGAGGACTGAAGCAACTTACTGGACGTTACAACTATACAAAGTTTGGTGAAAGTGTGGGTATGACAGCAGAGGAAGCATCAGAGTATGTTGCAACACCTTCTGGTGCAATCGAATCTGCATGTTGGTTTTGGGACACAACCAAACTAAATGATATTGCAGACACAGACAACGTTGTGTTGATGACTAAAAAGATTAATGGTGGTAACATCGGGCTAGAAGATAGACAGAAACGTTACAAACATGCACTACAAGTGTTGGGTATGGATGCTGAAGACCTTGGAGTAGATGACGGATTCATTGGAGATATTGCTGATGATATTGGTGTTCTACGCAAAGGATGTAAGGGTGAAGGTGTCAAGTTGATGCAAGAAGCACTAGGTGTTAGTGCAG